GTTCACGGCCGGCCGAATGCCGCTGATCATCACCGAGGGCGAACTCGACGCGATGACGGCGATCCAGTGCGGGTTCCCCCTCGCGGTCTCGGTGCCCGACGGCGCGCCGCCGCCGCTCAATGCCGCGCCCGCCGGGCTCGTGACCAGCGACGCCGACGGCAAATTCAAGTTCTGCTGGAACAACCGCGAGCTGATCGCCGGGCAGGCCAAGCGATTCATCCTCGCGGTCGACAACGACCCGGCCGGTCAGCGCCTTGCCGACGAGCTGGTGCGGCGCCTGCTGCCATCGCGCTGCCTGTTCGTCGAATACCCTGATGGCTGCAAAGACCTCAACGACGTGCTGGTCAACCACGGTGCGAGCGCGGTCGCCGCGACCCTCAACGCCGCCAAGCCCTATCCGGTCAAGGGCATCTATCGGTTTTCCGAGTACCCGGAGCGGCCCGATCTCGAAACCTTCTCGACCGGATGGCCGATCCTCGATCGGAACTTCCGGCTGTTTCCCGGGGAATTCTGCGTCATCACCGGGATCCCGAGCCATGGCAAATCGACCTTCGTACTCAACCTGTTGTGCAACGTCGCCCGGATCCATGGCTGGCGATCGGCGATCTTCTCGCCAGAAATGCCCGCAGTGCCGTTTGTGCGCTCCCGCCTGCGCGCGATCTACGGCGACTATCGGGATCCGATCGCGGTCTCGGCCTTCCTCGAGGACCGGTTCGTGTTCATCGATGCGGATCCGCACCAAAGCGGCGAAGAGGCCGATTTCACCCTCGAATGGATGCTCGACCGTGCCACCGACGCCGTGATGCGCGACGGCGTGCGCGTGCTGGTGATCGATCCGTGGAACGAGATGGAGCACGCGAGGCGGCAAGGCGAAAGCCTCACCGAGTACATTGGCCGCGCCATCAAGGAGATCAAGCGATTTGCCAAGTTACGCCAAGTCGTCGTGATCATCGTGGCCCATCCGACCAAGGATGTGTGGCGCGAAGGCAAGTCGAGAACACCGTCGCTCTACGATATCGAAGGTTCGGCCCACTGGTTCAACAAGGCTGATCATGGACTCGTCATCGAACGTGCGCCGGACAAGGAAGGAATTACCAACATTCACATCGCCAAGTCTCGATTTGGCGAAGCAGGAGAACGGGGAATGGTCAAGATGAGCTATTTCAGCCATGCCTACCGATACGAGCAGCTCGACAGCCCGGCCGACCCGCAGACGGGGTGCCCGGCATGAGCGAGCCAAACGAGACGCCAGCCAAAAAGGGCATATGGGCCGATTTCAGGGAATTGCCGTTCCGCGCCCGCATGATCATCGTGGGCGGCATCGCGGTGTATGCCGGCTCCGGCCTGCAATGGGGACCGACTGGCATGCTGATCGCCGGCGGCGTATGGCTGACGGCCGTTGGCCTGCTGGAGGACGACGCATGAGCGTCCTCGGCTCGATGATATTCGGCGGCTTTTGCGGGCTCGCGCTCCTTGGCCTGATGTGGTGGCTGTCCGGCCGGTATTTGCCACGATGACCCGCCCTCACGCGCTCGCATGGGCTTGGCTGCTCAGCCTCGTGGCCGTCGCCGGGATCATGCTCAACCTGGCGGCCTGCTCCAGCACCAGGCTCGACCGCAACTGCCCGCCGCCGATCGGGTGCCCGAAATGAGCGAGGATGCCACCCGGCCAAGCCGGCTCAAGCTCCTGGCGCGGTACTGCCAGTTTTGTGCCGAGGAGCTTCGGACGGGCGTCCATGTCGACAATCATGAGGCACGACTCGCAGAAATGCGCAAAACGCACCCAGTGCCATCTGTGGGCGATTGCGGGGCATCCCAGCGATGACCGAGCCCCGTCGCAAGCGGATCGCGACCGTCGGCGATGCCGAGGAGATGCAGCGGGCGTTGAGCCTGCGGGCGGCGATGATGGGGCGGTCGCGGGAGCAATTGGACGCCATTGCGGGGTTACCGGACGGTAACGCGGCGGCGTTGCTGTGTGTCCCGCCGCAGAAGCGCATGAGCGTCGAGACGATGTTCTGGCTGGCGTCCGCGCTGGGGATGGCGGTGGTGTTCGTGGAAGATCCGAAGGCGATGGAGCGGCTGGAGCGGCATCCGCGGTGCCAGCAGAAGTACGCGCGCAAGGGCAATCATTGGCGGAATGCTAAGGCACTCAGCATCATAGCGGAAATGGCACAAAAGAACGGCAAATTGGGCGCGGACGCACGAATGGTCAAAATGTCGCCAGAGCAGAGATCAAGGGTGGCGCGCAAGGGTGCTAAGGCGCGCTGGCGCAAACCCTCGCGGCTTGCAGCCGGGTCAAAAGCCGTGCCACGCGGGGCGGCACCGGGCATTCGCCATGGGCGATCCGAATGCACTGACGGATCGAAAGTTCCACTGTGAGGGAGGTTGCCTGGCTGGCTGGTGTGAGGCCAAGGGCGCGCAGGGCTGCGAGGTAAGTTTCGGTATTCATGTGCGTATTCCCGTTCGGGGTGTCTTCGGCCCGCATGGGGCCACATGAAAGGGCCGCAGGGCGCTAACCCTGCGGCCCGCTTCGTGTCAGCCGTCGAGTGTGACGCGCTGGGCGAGATCCGCTGAGATTTGGCCGTCACGCGCCAGCATGTCGATGAAGTCGACGAATTCGCATCGGATGTAGGTCGCGTTCTTGCCCTTGCGGTAGTCGGAGCGCTGATGCGGCTGGAATCCCTGCCAGAATGCGGCGCGGATCTGCGATTGCGTCGTCATGGTGTAGCGGGTCATGACGCCACCTGCTCATTAGCGACCGCATCGCAGGCCGCCGCCTTGAGCAGACACACGCCGCCTGCCATGCTGTAGAAGTCGCCGCGCTCTTTGAGCACCTCGCGCACCTTGCGGCCGTTGTACATCATGAGGCCTGCGGCTCGCGCGTCCCACCAATCGAGCGGAATGTTGTTCATGTGCTCGTCGGTCTCAAGCGCTTTGCGAAACCGCGCGATATCCTTTGGGTCGGTGAAGGCGACGCCGCAAGCCTTAGCGATCTCAAGATAATAGACGTGGTGCAGATCGCCGCTGCTTGCCATGTACTGCTCGCGTGTGGTGATTGTCATTGTGCTGTGTCCTCGGTTCGCCCAGGGCCATCCCGGGCATGGATGTCATATGCCATATGTCAGGTGGTGTTGTCACATCACGATTTCGTGAACAATAGGATCAATGGGTTAGCAAAATAGTTGCAGCCACCGTTCCGTATAGCGGAACAACCGGATTGACGAACAGGCGAAAAAATGGGACGCGCGTGCGAGGTGCATCGCGAGCCATGCATCGCGTGCAGCAACCCAAGCAAGGACCAGCACATGGGCGGAACTGTCCGGCCACCGTGGGTCCACACAAACGCATCACGCAACGTCGCCAAGCGCGCCAGATGGGCCGCCATCCTCAAACAACGAGCGTCTTGCGCCGGCCATTCTTCACCTCCGAAATCGTCGATTGCGAAACCCCAAGCTCCTTCGCCAACTCCTTCGGCACATAGCCGCCAGCCCGAATGCGCCTCACCTGCTCATCCGTCAGCTTCCGAATACGCCTGATCCGCGTCGCCCACACAGGCACGCGATCAAGCTTGCGACCCTTCGCAACCGCATCACGGTGATTGTCCAAATCAGTGCCAAGGAATAAGTGCTTGGGATTGCAACACAAAGGCGTGTCGCACTCGTGCAAAACGTCAAGACCAGCGGGGATTGGTCCATTGTGGACGATGTAACTCATCCGGTGCGCGAGCGAGATAACTCCACCGGAATGTGTGAATTGCCCGTACCCACCCGACTGCACGTAGCCTGTCCATAGCCAGCATTTGGTGTGCTTGTCTTGCTCGGTGCGGCGACGGAAGAACTCAGGGCTCGGCTTGTTAACCATGGCATGTCCTTGATGTTGCACATGAATTGCTCTAGTGCCCGCATTATGCGAAATCAGCATTGATATTGCAAGAGAATTATGGAGATGCTACATACCATATGTTACGCGAATGGGTTCCGCGCGCTGTCTGGCATGTGACGCGCTGGCCACGATCGGCCTCACGAAATGACCGGGGGAGGGTGGGGGTGGGGGGCGCTGAGATCGGACGGGCTGTGGCCGACCTGTTCCCCCTATCACGCGCTTTCCCCCCACGATTTGACCGGCCTGTGGATTTTGGGCGCGGCTCTGTGAGAAACTTGTTGCATTTATACCACACCGCGTGATAACGGCGTATCATGAATTTGGATGGCGTTGACCTTGGACCGGCCATGCAGGCTCTCAATGAGCGCGAGCGGCGGTTTGTGTTGGCGTTTGTGAACCAGGGCCGGCAATGGCGGGACGGGAATTTCGAGCCGGATCAAGGGGCTGCGGCGCGGGCAGCGGGGTACGGCACGGTTGATTCGACGAACGAGTATTTCCGGGTACAGGGGCACCGTGTCGCACATAGGGCGGACGTCCAGGAGGCGATACTCGAGTTCTCGCGCAAGGACGTGAACATCGCGGCGGCAGTTATCGCGACGCCGGTGACGATCTCGATCGCGATGGATACGGATCTGCCTGCCAGGGATCGGCTTCGCGCTTGCGAGATGCTGTTCAACCGGGGTGGGATGCCGGCGCAGACGGAACACAAGGTTACCGTCGAGCATGTGGATGACAGCCGGATGCTCGAGTTCGTGGACCGGCTGGCGGCGGAACTTGGGGTTGACCGGACGCGGCTGATCGGGGCGGACATGGGGATGGGCAAGCAGATCGAGGGGAAAGCCATTGACCCAGCCGCTGACGAATGACCAGCGCAAGGCGGCGCTGCGGTTTGTCCAGGAGCGCAAGAAGTTCCGGCGGTTCGGGTTTTTCGTGCCGCACCCCAAGCAGATGCAGCATTTGGAGCTTGGGGCGACCAAGCGAGAACGGCTGCTTATGGCAAATAACCGTGCTGGAAAAACTGAAACCGGGGCGTTCGAGGCGGCCTGCCACCTGACCGGGGAGTACCCGGATGGCTGGCGCGGCCGTGTGTTCACGCAGCCGACCATTGGGTGGGTTGCGGGCGAGACCTCGTTGCTGGTGCGCGATGTGCAGCAGAAGAAGTTGTGCGGCGATCCTGGTGTCGAGTCGACGTTCGGCACCGGTATGATCCCGAAGGCATCCTTCGTCGACAAGCCCTCGCTGGCGCGCGGCGTCACGGATGCCTACGACACGATCCAGGTCCGGCACAGGTCGGGCGGCGTGTCGATCGCGCGGTTCAAGTCCTATGAGCAGGGCCGGACCAAGTTCCAGGCCGAGGGCCTTGACTGGATCTGGTTCGACGAGGAGCCGCCGCTCGACATCTATGCGGAGGGAATAGCCCGCATCGGCGAGCGCGATGGCATCGGCTGGCTGACCTTCACGCCGCTCAAGGGCCGGTCCGACGTCGTGATCCGGTTCCTCGACGAGCCCTCGCCGGACCGTGGCATCACCACGATGACGCTCGAGGACTCGCTTCATATCCCGCCGAAGATCCGCAAGAAGATGGAGGCCGGCTACCTGCCGCACGAGCGCGAGGCGCGCGCCCGCGGCGTGCCGATGCTTGGCTCGGGGCGCATCTTCACCGTGACCGAGGAGTCGATCACGGAGCCCGCGATCGAGATCGTGCCGGCGTTCTGGAAGAAGCTATGGGGCATCGACTTCGGCATCGGCCACCCGTTCGGCGCCGTGCTCATGCTATGGGACGTCGACAACGACGTGATCCACCTCCACCACGCGATCCGCATCACCGATGCCCTGCCGATCCAGCATGCTGCTGCGATGAAACCGGTCGGTGCCGATGTCCCGGTCGCCTGGCCGCACGACGGCGGCGAGCGCCGCGACGACGGCAAGCCGATGAGCGATCACTACAAGCGCCACGACCTCAAGATGCTGGACTCGCATGCGACCTGGCCGGATGGCGGCATATCGACCGAGGCAGGCATCCTGGAGATGGATGACCGGATGCGCTCCGGCCGCTTCAAGGTCGCCGCGCATCTGTCGGAATGGTTTGAGGAATTTCGGTTCTACCACCGCAAGGATGGCAAGATCGTCAAGATCAAGGACGACCTGATGTCGGCGACCCGGATCGCGGTGATGTCGAAACGCCACGGTCGCGCGGTCACGCTCGGCGGCCTGCGGACCAAGCGCCTGGCCGGCATGATCCCCGCCGCCGGCATCGACTTCGACGTCTGGGCCGGGGCATAGGAGAGAGACATGGGCGATATCATCCCGTTCAAGCCGAGGCCAGGGCCGGAGCTGAACTACGGCTGCTCGCCAGCGATGCTCGTTCTGTCGGACCTCAAGACATGGAACGCTTTCCAGTTGGCCGAGCGCGCCGCGGCCATTCGCGAGATCATGGCGGACCCGCTCCCCAAAGATACGTTGCCGGCCTGACCCCTCCCGGCGCACCGTCAGCGTGCCGCATGACGCATCCACGCGGCACACAACCCCACCTGGGCTGGGCCGGCGCGAAGAGGCAGCCGGCCCGCCCTCCTTTGACGGAGCCGATATGGCGCTGCCAAGCCTGACAGGTTCCGCCACCGCCGACCTCGGCATGGGTGACATGTTGCAGAGCCAGGCGGCCGGCGAAACCGAGGAAATGCGCAAGAAGCGCATGGCCGAGATGCAGGCGCAGAAGATGATGGGCGCCGCGGGCTCCCCGGCGGCGCAGATGCTGCTGGGTGGAGGGCCTGTCCGATGATCGGACGTCGAGGCGTCATTCAGGGTGGAGCAGCAGTTGCCATAGCCGCAGCTACTGTTCAGATCAGCGATGCCCTTGCCGACAAATATGTGTGGTGGGAGTGCAGTCAGTTTTCTCGCGATCAATATCCGGATGACTGGCGACAGTGGCCGGAGGACAATCAAAAACTTGCGCGGCGTGTTGTCGAACGATGGCTGGCGCGCATCCCTGGCGCTAAGATTGTCGAGGATATCTCACTCTGCGTAGGGCCGGATCATCCGCGTTATCCTGACCAGTCGCTGCAGCCTGAGCATTTCAAGGGCGGTTTTCATCTGGTGCGGCAGGTCCGACTTGACCGAGCGATACCGGAATATGATGACCCCGGATACTGAAGCCGCCCACGAGCTGATCCGCCACTCACGAGATCTCCGCGACATGTGGCAGGGCCGCGTGCTCGCACACGCCAAGGGCAACAACCTCCTCGCCGTCACCTCGATGCTCGCACACGCGTTCGACGACGCGATGGGCATCATGCTGCGCGTGGTCAAGCCGAAGTGCTGGGACGTCGAGCGACAGAGCCTGCGCGCGCCGTTCCTGTGCTCGATCGCCAAGATCGATAAGCGATCTCATGTGGTCGCCGATGTGATCGATAACGACGGCACCAAGCTCAAGGACGTCGTGGTCTATCGATCGACCGCGCATTTTCAGGGCGAGATGCGCCGCGTCGCCGATGTCGCGCGGCTCACCGACGGAGAGCGCCACGAGTTCTTCATCGTCGCCAAGAGCTGGATCGCCGCCGATCGAAGGCTCGATCCCAACATGAACCCGGCGGACCCAGATGCCCGACGACTCGTCAATTAAGATCCCGCCCGGCCTCATGAAGGTCGAGGTCTTTGCCGACTCGATCGGCGTATGGCGGCGTGAGACATGGGACGTGACAGTCAAGTATTGTCCGCTCATCGTCTATGACGTTGCGACTATGACGAAGGACGAAAAGGCGTATCAGGTCGAGCGACTGGTCAGGATTTCCTGATGGCCGAGCAACTCGCCGTCGACATGAAAATACCTGATGGCGGCGCGCTCCGCATGCCGGATACGCGCGAGACCGAGCTGGTCAATCAGTTGATCCGCGAGTTCTCGCAATACACCGTGTGGCGCAACACCACCGGGCTCCATTGTGAAGAGATCGCAGAGATCGCGCTGCCGACGTCACGTAACACGTTCTTCTACGGCAACTTCAACTGGCCGGGGCAAAAGAAGACCCAGCAGCAGGTCGACGCCACCGCGGCGCTGGCGCTGCATCGGTTCTGCGCCATCGCCGACTCGCTGGTCACGCCGCGCAACTCGCCGTGGCATGGGCTCGAAGGCGACGACTACGTGATGAAAGACCGCGCCTCGCGGCTGTGGCTCGAGGACACGGTCAAGCTTCTGTTCAAGCAGCGCTATAAGTTCGAGGCTAATTTCGCCGCGCAGAACTACAACAACTGGCAATCGCTCGGCGCGTTCGGCAACTCGACCATGTATATCGACAAGCTCGACACCCGCTGGCATCGCGGCACCCGCGGCCTGCGCTACAAGGCGATCCCGTTCGGCGAGACGTTCTATGGCGAGAACCACCAGGGCCGCGTCGACAAGATGTATCGCTGGTTCAAGCTCACCGCACGGCAAGCCGTGCAGAAGTGGGGCTTGAGCAATCTGCCGGCCAACCTGCTCGCGCCGCTGATCTCCGAAAGCCAGTGGCCATACAACTTCCTGCACGTGGTCAAGCCGAGGAGCGACTACGATCCAGAGCGGCTCGACGTCAAGGCGCTGCCGTTCTGCTCGTACTATGTTTCGCTCGAAGGCCGCTGCCTGATGCCGTCGCCGGAGACCGGTCGCAAGGAAGGCGGCTATCGCGTCTTCCCGTTCGCGGTCTCGCGCTACGACCAGACGCCGAACGAGGTCTATGGCCGTGGCCCGGCGCATATCGTGTTGCCGGCGATGAAGACGCTCAATGCCGAGAAGGTCACGTTCTTGACGCAGGGACATCGCGCCGCATCGCCGGTGCTGCTCCTTGCCGAGGACGGCCTGATGGGCATGGACATGCGACCCGGCGCCAAGAACTACGGCGGCGTCACCTCGGACGGCAAGCTTCTCGTCCATACGCTACCGACCGGCGACATCCAGATCAGCAAGGAGATGATGGCGCAGGAAGCCTCGATCATCGACGACGTCTTCCTGGTGTCGCTGTTCAAGGTGCTGACCGAGCATCCCGCGATGACCGCGACCCAGGTGATCGAGCTGGTCAACGAGAAGGGCATGCTTGTCGCCCCGACGCTCGGCCGCCAGCACACCGAATATGTCGGCGGCATGGTGTGGCGCGAACTCGATCTGATGTCCGAGATGGGCATGCTCTCGCCGCCGCCGCCGCGGCTCGCCGAAGCGTTCCGCCAGCTCGGCCACGGCGCCTATGACGTGACCGACACCTCGCCGCTCGCGCAGGCTGCCAAGGCCGGCAAGGCGGCCGGCTTCATGCGCTCGGTCGAGATGAGCCGCGAGATCGTCAACATCACGCAGGATCAGAGCTATCTCGATCCGTATGACTTCGACACCGCGACGCCCGAGATCGCCGCCATCAACGGCGTGCCGGAGCGCTGGATGGCCGATCCGCAGAAGATCGCACAGAAGCGCCAGTCCCGCGCGCAGCAGATGGCCCGCCAGCAGGCCGCCCAAGAGGCGCCGGCCAAGGCCGCGATCATGAAGGCGCAGGCCGTGCAGGCCAAGTCCGGCCTGCCGACCCAGACGCAATTGCCGGCGATCCAGGGTGGCGCGTGACCCCCGACGAGGCGCTGAAATATCAGTCTGAGAAGAAGGTCGCGTTCCAACTCGCATTCGGCGGCGCGCACGGCAAGGCGGTGCTCGCCGACCTCGCGCCGTTCTGCCGGGCCAAGGAACCCTGCGGCGTGCCTGGCGACCATGACAAGACCTGGGGCCTGATCGGCCGCAATGAGGTCTGGCTGCGGATCAATCAGTACCTCGAGCTGACGCCGGAACAGCTCGTGGCGATCAACACCCGGCAGATCGAGACCACAGGAGACACTATATAATGTCTGACGTAGCAGCGGCTGCCGCCACCACGGCGACAACAGCCGCGACGACCGCAGCAGCCACAACGGCGGCCCCATGGCATGCCGGCGTCGAGCCCGAGATGCTTGGCCACTGGCAGAACAAGGGCTGGAAGACAGAAGACCCCAAGGAGATCGCGCTGGCCGCGACCAAGCAGGCCCGCGAGCTGGAGCGCCACTTCGGCGTCCCGGCCGATCAGCTTCTGCGGATGCCGAAGGCCGACGCCAAGCCGGAAGACTGGAAGGCATTCCACCAGCGCCTCGGCGCCCCGGCCGATCCCAAGGAATACGACCTCTCCGGCATCAAGTACGCGGGCGAGGATCTCGAACCCGCCTTCGTCGACTCGATGCGCGCCGCGCTCCACGCCGTCGGGGTTCCAAAGGACAAGGCCGCCGCGCTCATCGCTCCGGTGGTCTCGTACCTTGAGAACGCCGACAAGGCCGAGGCGACCGTCACCGCCGGCAAGATCGCTGCCGAGAAGGCCGAGCTTGCCAAGGATTGGGGCGAGAAGTTCCAGTACAACCACCTCAAGGCCATGGAGGGCGCCGCCCGCCTCGGGATAACCCCAGAGGCGATCAAGGCGCTCGAAGGCCAGGTCGGCTACAAGGCCGTCATGGAGTCGATGCGCCGGGTCGGCGTCGGCACCACCGAAGACTCGTTCGTCGAGGGTTCCGCACCTGGCGGCCCCGGCGTCACCACCGCGACCGGCGCGCAGGCCCGCATGGCCGAGCTGATCGCCGACACTGCATGGGGCAAGCGCTTCACCGCAGGCGACGCCACAGCCAAAGCCGAGTGGGAAGCCCTCACCCGCATGATGTCACCGGAATAGGAGCCATATATAATGAGTGAAGAAATGGAGCTTGGAACCGTGATCGCTGTTCATCCCCAGCAAGAGGCCAACATTCGTAAGCCCGCCAAGGCAAAGCGCGCCTACACCCGCAAGCCTGTAGCTGCTACCCCGGCTCCGAAGAAGGACGAGTTCGAGGGCATCGACGACGCGACCTGCTGCGCGGCGTGTGACATCGATCGCTGCGTCATCACCGGCATCAACGTCTGCGGCCATCCGCGCAAGGGCGGTCTGCAGGCGCGGCAGATGATGGATCGCGCCGTGGTCGAGCGCTACGCGCGCGTCAAGAAGCGGCTCAAGCTCGAATCGCTCAAGTAGGAGGCGTCGATGCCGTTGGACAAGTCGGGAAGCAAGAAGTCGGTCGGCAAGAACATCAAGGCCGAGATGAAGGCCGGCCGGCCGCAGAAACAGGCAATCGCCATCGCGCTCAGCGTCCAGCGCCGCGCCGGGCGACACGTCAAGAAGAAGTAATACGTTGCCGAGGCCGAGGTGCCGGAACAGTCTCGTGGCACCTCGGAATACCGGAGCCCCGCAAGGCCAAGCACCGACCCGGGATGTTACGGCCCCCCATTGGACAAGGCCGAAAGTTTGATGGTCCCCACATGCACTCTGCATGGCTTGGGCAAGACCGCGGACGTTCGGACCTCACACCAACAGGCGGGAGCCATGTCGGAAAATCTGCCCAAACTGTTCACCACGCAATTCTCCACCGTGCTCATGGTCAAGCTGCAGCAGCGCCAGTCGAAGCTGCGCGGCCGTGTGCAGGAAGGCTTTCACGTCGGCAAGCAGGCGTCGCCGATCCAATACATCGGCGCGATCCAGATGAAGCCGCCGGCCGGGCGCTATGCACCGATCGGCCGCCAGGACGTCGACTTCTCCCGGCGCTGGGTGTTCCCGGTCGACAAGGACGCGAACCAGCTCATCGACACCTTCGATAAGCTCAAGACCGCGCTGGAGCCGACGTCGCAGTATTCCGATGTCGCCGCCGCCGCCGTCGCTCGCGAGTGGGATGACCGCATCATCCAGTCGGCATTCGCGACCGCGCAGATCGGCACCGATGCCGGCTCGCTCGCTACCGAGACGTTCAACACCGGATCGACGGTGACGAGCGCGGGTTTCCAGATACCGTCGAACTTCAATGCTTCGGCCGCAGTCGGCGTCACGGTCTCGAAGATGATCGAGGCCAAGCGCGCGTTCCGCAAGCTGCAGGTCGACATGGATACCGAGTCATTCACCTGGATCACCAACAGCCAGGGCGAGAGCGATCTGCTCAATCAGGTGCAAGTCGTGTCGACCGAGTTTTCCGGCCAGTCGCGGCTGGAGGAGGGCAAGGTCACCCGCTTCCTCGGCTTCGACATCATCTACTCCGAGCGCCTGCAACAGTCGTCAGCCAACGTGCGGATGAACATCCCGCTGGTGAAGTCCGGCGCCTATCTCGGCATCTGGAAGGACACCGAGAACGACGTCGACCGCCGCAAGGATCTCTCCGGCCTGCCGTACCAGATATACACCATGATGTCGTGCGGCGCGACGCGCCTCGAACCGGGCCGGCTCCTGCAGGTGCTGTGCGCCGACACATCGGCTGCGGCCGACGTGACCCCGTAAAGGAGCAAGCACTATGGCACTCATCCACGTCAAATCGGCTTCCGTCACCAACCTCGACGCTTCTCCGGCCATCGCCAACTCGGCCGGCGAAGGCGCGGGCGCGGTCAAAAAGAGCATCACTGGCATCGCCACCGGAACGGCGTCGGCGAACATCGACTCGACGTTCCAGATGGTCCGCGTCCCGTCGAACTGCAAGATCAAGGGGCTGTACTTCCAGACCCAGGCGCAGGCCGTCGGCGTCACCGACGTCGGTCTCTACTATGCGACCGATGGCGAGGGCGGGCAGGCCACTTCTCTGCTCGTCGCCGCCGCGATCAACCGGGTGTTCTTCGCGACCTCGATCAACCTCAACACCACCACACCGCAGGACGTGCTGTGCAACCCGATCACCTCGGGCTACACGCCGGACAAGTGGAACATGCCGCTGTGGCAGGCCGCAGGCCTGACCTCAGATCCGGGCGGCTACTTCGACATCACGCTGTCGCTCACCACCGCGATCACCACCGGCGGCGGCATCATGGTGCTCGAATGCAGCTACACGGACTGAGGTGAACGATGGCAGACCACTTCGTCAGCATCAATCGCGGTCAGGAAGGCATCGCCTATTCCGACTTCACGACCGGCGCCGGATCGAGCGGCGCACTGATCGAGCTTCGACTCGGTGACGCTTCCGGCTTCCGGGCGGTCGACATCCTCAAGGCGCTCGAGGCATTCGAGCGCTTTTTCCAGAACGCCCAGCAGGTCAACGCAGCGGGCTTCGTCGTCAACGGATAGGGGGAGCCATGGCCCTCGCAGCGGAAAGCGTCTTCATTGCCTCGGTCGCAGCGGCCGAGAGCACGCGGCAGACCACCAAGGCGGTGGCTGCCGTCGCCTATGGCTTTGTCGCGGCCAACCTCGCGACCTATGTCGCGGCTCAGCTTGCCGCCGACGTCGCCTACACCACTGCGGTCAACTCGGCGCGCACCACGTCCGCGCTCAATCTCGGCACGGTCGGTTCTGTCGGGCCGATCCCCACGGTGTTCGCCTCGCTCACCGGCATGCTGTAGGCGCCAGATGGCACGCATCGCCTACGGCGCGACGATCGGCCAGGAGCTTGCGGACGGAAGCTACGTCATCCACGCCGCGATGACGGCGACGGATACGACGCACATCGCATCGGCCGAGGCCGAGCTTGTCACCTTGACGACGAATATCGCGGCGGCCAAGGCGGCGATCACTGCCGTCGAGGCCGACGTTGCTGTGCTCGAGGCCGATGGGGCAAGCCCGACCCAGGCTCACGTCAATGCGCTGCGGGTGAAATGGGACATTCTGAGCGCTGCCGTCACCGCGCTCGATGCTTCGCCGGTCTCAGGCCACATGACCGAGACGGATACGCTCGAAAAGCCTGACGTCGTTCTCGACCTCGACACGACGGCGGCAGACTGCGGAAACGCGATTCGCTCGGCGGTGCGCGCCATCATGAAGCGGGTCGACGGCACGGGGTTCGGGATATGAGCCAGCAGAAGACCGGCAACGTCACGCATGACAACGCGGTCTCGGTGGCCGAAAGCACGCGCCAATCGGCAGCCAAGGCGACTGGGGCATCGCAGGCAACCGCGAAGGCGGCCGACATCGCCCACTATCGCGCGTGTCTCGCCTCGGCGATCGCCAACGGCATCGAGCGCGGCCAGTTCGCGACCGCCCTGCAGCAGCTCGGAACCGGCGGCGTCTGATGACCTGGAACTCCTACGAGCGCAAGGCTTTTGCCAACATCTCGGCCACCCCGGCGCAGTTCACGCTGCGCGGCGGCCAATATGCGGTGACGGTCAACGCGACGTTCGGTGGCGGATCGATCACGCTGCAGAAGCTCTCGAATGATAGCACGACGTTGGTGACCTGCCTCACCGCGTTCACGGCCGCCGGCTATGCGACGGTGAACTTGCCGAACGGCACCTACTCGCTCACCATCGCGACCGCGACTGGCGTCTACTGCGAGATCGCAGCCGTCGTGACCTCGATGTGATACGATGATAGCGATACAGATCATCATCATCGGCCTATGAGGCGCACCATGAGTGCAGCAATCCAGCTCATCATCTTCGGCGGAACAAGCTCTGCATCCGGCTCGACCACGCCGACGACGCCGAGCGAACCAATCCCGGTCGTTCTCTAACGGAGGCTTGAATGCGCAAACTTTGGATCGCGCTGGCCGGGCTGTTCTGCCTGTACGGCGCGGGGACGGCGCTCGCCGATCTCACCTATACGCAAGGCGTCGGCACCACGCTGTTCGACTTCGCATGTTTCACGACCAAGCACTGCCCGGTGCATGTGAACATCACCTCGGCAGGCACCGAGAACTTCACCACCGCTGTGCCAGGCATGGTGGATGCTTCAACAGCATCGCAGTTGCATGCCGATCTCACGGCGGCCATACCGGCGCAGGCTAACCACACCACTAATATAGGCGCTGTCGATTCGATCAGCCAATATCCCGGTGGTGCTATTCCACTCACCGCGAGCGCGACGGGAACGACAGGCGCAACAACAGCAACGCTCGCGGCGAGTGCGGGTGGTCTCAAGACTTACATCTGCTGGTACTCGATCCGCGCCAATGCGACGGGCGCCGTCACGGTCACCAATACTATCACCGGCCCTGTAACTGGCACGCTGTCCTCGCTCATGTGGGTGGCGCCGCTTGCCTCCGGCATCGGCATTGACGAGATGATCTTTACCCCATGCATTCCATCCAGCGCGGCGAACACGGCGATCGCCGTCGTCTCTGGTGCTCCCGGTACTGGCGGGAATGTCACTGTGAAGGCCGGAGGCTATCAACTGTGATCCGCCGTTTTTTCTGGCCGCTGTTGTTTGCAGCGCTGCTGGCGTGCGCGACGCCGGTCGTTGCGTTCTGGCAATCGCGGGACTCTGGCTACAATTTATCGTCGGGAGGTGCAGCCGCATTCAGCGGTCCAGGTGATGTCGTCAGCGGCGCCAAGGCGTGGTGGGGCTTGCGGGCCTATAGTCTTGCGCAGGCCGGCACGAAGGCCGCCAATGTCTGCAATTCCGGTGACGCAAACTGCGCGAATGTCAATACGCTCGCGAACGGAAATTTTGATGTAGCGACCGCGCAAGGCGCTCCGCTTAGTTGTGGTGGCGGCGGTGGAACCTGCACGATCAAAACGCTATACGACCAATCTGCGGCTCTGAGCTGCACAGGCTCGGTGGCCTGTGATTTGTCAAACGCGACTCCAGCAAGCCGACCGACATTGGTGTTTAACTGCCTCGGTTCATTGCCATGCATGGCGTTTTCCGGGACTCAATCCCTTTCGCAGACAATTACGTTTGCTGCGGCAAACGCTCAGCCTGTTACTCTCAGCGCCGTACAGATGCGAACCGGAAACTTTACCACGTCGCAAAGCACAAACGCAACGACCAGCGTGAATGGTCCTGAACTGGGATTCGGTTCTTCCGCAAATACCGCAGCTATCTTTGCCGGCAGCACGGTTACTCTTGCGGCAACCGACAGCGCGGCTCACGCCATCCAAGGTTTATTTTCTGGTGCAAGCTCGATTATCAATGTTGATGGCGTAGACTCGACGCCAGGGAATGCTGGTGCACAAGGATTGCAATTCGAGACGGAATTTGGTGGCGACGGATTTGGCGTGTCGATGGTTGGCCGCATGTTTGAGGGCGGAAATTGGTCAGTTGGTTTCACCGGAACACAGCGCACAAATATGTGTCACAACCAATTCACCTATTGGGGCACAGCAACGTCGTGCTGAGATGCACAATCATCGCTCTTGCATGGCTCGCGCTTCTGTCAACTCCTACGGAAGCTTGGAGGCAGGGCCTCGCTACTCCAGTCGTTGATTCGACGTGGACATGTTTTCGTAGTGCCGCATCAGGAACATGTGGTGCCGCAACGGCCCACAATTTCAATGCTGCATGCGATGGCGTGACGGACGACAGTGCCGCCCTTGCAGCATGGACAGCATTCGGCGTTGCAGCAAATCCTGCGCTTGTGAAGCTCTATATCCCGCCTGGGTCAATCTGCCACTTCGCCGGACAAAATACGCTTACCTGGGACGTGAACGCGAGCGGGAGCGGAATTAACAATGCGATCATTGTGGCTTACGGTGCATCAATAGACATCGCTTATATTGGCGGTCAACAGTTTTTCCAGGACGCGACGCATAGCGCGCTGATTTCATCGGTCGGCGTCGGGGCATCATCGCTATCAGTAATAGATGGAAATGTTGGACGCTTTGCGAATGGCGACTATATTAAAATAACTGGGGATTGTCTCGACAATGGCGGGGGCTTTCCGCCAACATTTCAGTTTTACGATTCGACGACGATATCAAATATCGTCAGCACGACGATCGCGCTCGCAAGTCCAACGACTTACGCATACAAATCGACGTGGCCGGTCTGCGGGCTTGGTGGAACCATGGGAAATGGCGGATCGGCAACGATCTTCAAAATCCCGCAAAACTGGAACACGCATCTTCAACTCTACGGCTTGACGATCACAAATCCGACAGCCGCGCAGATCAATGTCAACCTTCGTCAAGCAGAATTCACTAGCGTCTCCGTTCTCAAGGGGACAATAGCACCAAGCGCCGTCGACAGTTTCTTTGCGACTAACTCTCGGTTTGTCGATGGCGTCGAGTTAGACAAAGAAGCCGGCAACGTTCAATTCGCAAATAGTACGATCGGCCAGATAGCGAGCCAAGTTCCGTCTCCGAAAAACCTCATCGTCACCAATTCAATCGAAACATGCTCGTTCAACGGAATCCCTCTCAATGCGACGATCACTAACACGACTGTCCAGGCTGGAAGTTGTGACGGGCGCATAGGTGTCGGAACATCATTCTTTGGGCACGGCAACAGTCTTGTGGTCAGCGGAGGATCGTTTGCCGTTGCCGCGATGGAAACGACGGAATTTCCGGTATCCGATCTCACCTCCTATAGCAGCGGTACGTTTGTGGTCGCTAAGTCAGCGGGTTCGGTGCCAATCGGCGGATATTTTCAGACGTTCGTTCCTGGATTTGAATACAAACTAAGCTTCCACAATGCCTTTCAAAGTTCATGTACGCCGCTCACGACATTCTTTGTGACCGACCTCCGCGAAGATGCCAGCAACTATTATGCCGATACCGCGACGTGGGTGCAGGCAGGAAGCTCGATTGCAACGCCAGCGACGCTGCCCAGTCTGAGTTGCGGCACTACGCCGACGATCACACCCTATCCGGCACAGACCATCACGCAGAGCGGTACAGGCGGGTCGCCAAGCCTGACGATCTTCGCCCCTCCGCAATGACGGAACATCGGCAAATCCAGGGGTACGTTGCCGCCGCGGAACCTCGCTGAAAAGGTGCCAGAATGACGGAATTTCTGACGCCCGTGGACATCGCCAATCGGGGGCTGCAGCACTGTGGCCAGACCAGAATCGATGCCACGCTGGGCTTCACCGAGCCATCGAAGGCGGCGGCGGAATGCGGGTCGAGCTACGGAAAGCTGCGCCGCGCCGAGCTGCAGCGTAACACCTGGCGGTTTGCAATCCGCCGCACCGTGCTGCGCGCGATTGATGCTACCACCATGCTGCTGCGTCCGGCGCTGTGGGCCTCGACCACCACGTACTTCGTCGGCTCGATCGTCATCGATCAGTTCGGAACGCTGTGGATCTCGCAGACCCGCGACAACCTCGGCAACGATCCGCTCAATTCTAGCGCATGGGCCGAATACTTCGGGCCGATGACGGTGAGCGCGGTCGACTCGACCACCAGCTATTTTGCCGGCGAGTTGGTCTACACGGCGCCCGGAGATGGCACCAACCGGGTGTACCTGTCGCTGATCAATGGCAACACCGATGTTCCGGCGACCGCGACGGCGTGGAGCGCGACGGCGACCTACTTCCGCAATCAGGTCGTGACCAAGACCGCGACCGCCTACATGAGCCGGATCGACCTCAATCTCGGGCAAGATCCGGCCACGACCTTCGTCGCCGAGTGGGCATCTGTCACGACCTATGGCGCGGCAGCCAAGGCGACCGGGACCGACGGCGTGATCTACTCCTCGATCGCTGGCGGCAACGTCGGGCATGACCCGATCTCCTCGCCCGCGTTCTGGACCAACACCGGCATCCTATCGCCGTGGGACACGACCTTCGTTGGTGGCGCGGGATCGCTCAACTGGCTGCAGATCGGTGGTGCAGAGTTTCCGATGGGCGTGACGCTCGCGCCGATCACTCCGCTCTATCCGATCAATTCCGGCCCGTCGATCCAATCGACGGCCAAGAACTTCTTCCGCCTGCCGGCCGGCTTCTTGCGCAAGGCTCCGGTCGATCCGAAGGCGGGCGCGATCTCCTACCTGGGGGCGTCATGGGGGCTGCCTTACGACGACTGGAATTTCGAGAATGCCTACATCACCAGCGCGCAGTCGCAGCCGATCACGCTCGCATTCGTCGCCGATACGGTCGACGTCACGTCGTTCGACGACATGTTCTGCGAAGGGCTCGGCGCGCGCATCGGCTTCGAGGTATGCGAGGCGCTGACGCAGTCGACATCGAAGAAATCATCGATCGCGCAGGAATACGATCGCTTCATGGGCGAGGCCCGCAAGGTCAACGCGATCCTGATCGGCAGCGAGCAACCGCCCGTCGACGATTACATTTCATGTAGGGGTTAGCCGATGCCATCCGCATCGGAAGTCCAGACCTCGTTCCTTGGTGGCGAGTGGGCTAAAACCGCGCAGGGGCGGTTCGATGATCCGGCCTATCTCACCGGGCTCGGCATCTGCCTCAACTGGATTCCAATCGAGAGCGGCGCTCTGACGCGGCGTCCCGGCACCGCATTCGCGCAGGCCACGCGCGGCGGTGTTGCTGGCCGGGTGATCGGCTTCAACTTTCAGCAGGCCGCTGCTTACACGGTCGAGTTCACCGATAGCCATCTGCGGTTCCGCTCCGGCGCCACGCTGGTCACGACGAATGACAGCGTCGGCATCCTCGCGATCTCCGGTGCCAATCCTGCGGTGGTGCAGACGGCATCCGCAGTGACGTGGGCGAGCAGCGACCAGGCGTACTTTACGCTGCTCGGCAGCACCTCACCACTGCTGCAGAACCGCGTGTTCGTGCTCACCAAGATCGACACCACGCATTTCTCGCTCACCGACGGGATTACCGGCGCCACCATCGATGGCTCGACGCTCGGCTTCGTAGTGACGCCTGGCGCGCTGATCAATCGCGTACTCGATCTGTCCTCGCCCTACACGGCCGGCTCGTGGGCAACGGTGCGCCTAGTGCAAGCGGAGACCACCGCATACCTGCTCGACGGCACCGGCGTGAAGCAGCAGCAGATTCTCACCGCGACGCCGCCGGCCGGATCAGCCTTCGCCAGCTTCACGATTGCGACAGGCGCGCTGCGCGATGGCCCATATCTCGACGTGCCGCCATTTGCTCCCGGCTCGACGCTGACGATCCAGGGCGATGGCAGCTTTTCCCTGACCTCCGGGATTTGGCCTGACTCGCGCCGAACGGGGCTGACCGCGAACGATATCGGCCGGCTGGTGCGGTTCTTCAATGAGCCGCCGGCATGGCCCGGCGCCGGACTTGTGACGGCCGGGGTGTTCTACACATTCAATCTGTCGGTCGACCCAGCACAGGCCACTTACTGGCTGTGCAACACCACCGCGGCGGCGACGTCTCCCGGAACCAACACGACCGACTGGACGCCGCTGGCGCCGTCGCGCGCAGTCGGATGGATCGAGGCGATCATTGCGACTATCGTCACGCCGACACGATTCACCGTGTCATTCGTGACATCGATGATCTACGGAACATCCGGCGTCATCATCAGGACATGGCGGCTTGGCGTCTACTCGAACGAGGTAGGCTGGCCGACGGTCGGAACCTATCATGAAGGCCGGCTGTGGCTTGGCGGCGCGATCCCAAATCGCTGGGATGCGTCGATGTCGAATAAGACCGGCATTTTCTCGCCGACCGATGTGTCGGGAGTGGTGGCGCAAAACAACGGCATCTCGTACACGTTCTTGTCCGACAGCGTGAACCCGGCACTGTGGGCCAAGAGCGACGATCGCGGCATTATCGTCGGCACGCAGGAGGCTGAATGGCTGATCTCGGCAACGACGCAAAATCTGCCATTGTCGCCGACCAACATCCAGGCGCATCCGGTGACGCACTACGGCAGTGCGCCAATCGAGCCGCGGAGAGCCGGTGGGACGCTGGTGTTCGTGCAGCGGTTTGCTCGCACGCTGCTCGAGTATTTTGCCGACGTGTTCTCGGGTCGTCTCAATGCGCCGAAGCTTACCCGCAACTCTCGTCATCTGACGCAGACGGCCCTACGCGAGCTTGCCTATCAGGCCGAGCTGACACCGACGATCTGGGCGCGGCGTGGCGATGGCGGCCTGGTCGGCTGGACCTACAAGCGCGAGAACCTGCTGTCGTCGCAGGGGCCGACCTTCATCGGTGGCCATCGGCACGCGCTCGGCTCCGGCCGTGTGGTCGAGAGCATCGCGGGTGGGCCTTCGATCGGCGGCAATCTCGACACGCTGACCATGGTGACCAACGATCCGGCGACCGGCATCCGGCATGTCGAGCTATTGACCGACCTGTGGGAGGAAGGCAACGCGCCTACATCGGCGTGGTATCTCGATGATGCGATAGCGCCATCGTCCTATAGCTTCGATCTCAATGCGCAGACCGTGACGCTCAACGGCCTATGGCACCTCAATGGCAAGACGGTCTCGGTGTTCATGGGCGGCGTGGATGCGGGCGACGTCGCGGTGGCGGGCGGATCGGCTACGGTCAAGATCGACGGCACCGCGAACGACCTGCTCACGGTTGCCTACATCCAGCCGTTTCTCGCCAATCTGCCGGCAGTGGTCGGCTTCACCTACAACTCGGACGGACAGGCGCTGCGGCCCGGACCGCAGAAGGACTCCGGCGCCGCGAATGGCCCGGCCTTCGCCAAGGTGCAGCGCACGCATCAGATCGGCGTTCTGGTGCAAGACACGGCTGGCGGCGTTGGTGGACGCGGGCTTGGCTTCGACAGCTTCTTCGACAAGCTTCGGCCGGCACTATTCCGCACGCCGGATCAAAAGCTGATCCCCGAAAACGTGCTGTTCTCCGGCATCTATTGGGCGCCGATCGACAATCCGTATTCGTTCGACGAAGGTCAGGTGTGCTGGCGTATCAGCCGGCCGTATCCGGCGACGATCGCGGCGCTGGGCGGGTTCCAGGCGACGCAGGACAGGTGATCCATGGCAAGCGCTGACACATTCTCGGCAGCCTCCGGCGCGGTCAACGACCTGTTTGCGGGTTTTGCGGCCGGTTACAAGCAGAAGGGCGCTCTGATCGAGGAGGGCATGTATCGGTCGGCCGCCGGCTTTGCGCGCCAGAACGAGGAGTTCACCAAGGCATCGACCGACATCAAGCTCGCTCAGCAGGAGCGATCGAACTATCTCACGCTCGGTGGGCAGCAGGCGGACGTCGCTGGTGCCGGCTTTGCCGAGAGCGGATCGGCGCTCGACCTGTTGCGGGATAGCGCGAGCCAGGGCGCATTGACCAAGCAGGTCATGGGCTATCAGGGCCTGATTACCGAGGCCGGCTATGAGCAGCAGGCGGCATCGTTCGATGCGCAGGCGAATGCCGCGAGCGTTGCGGCGAAGGCGGCCGGCGTTGCCCAGATCGGCGATTTCGTTTCGTCAGCGATCAAGGGCGTCACCGCGATAGCGACGCTATAGGGATCACCATGGTCATCCGCACGATTGACGCGCCCGCCCTCGGCTTTCAGCCGACCGAGACCGGCATCGAATCGACTGCGCAGGGCGCTCGGCGGGTCGGCGCATTCTACAGCCAGACCGCAGAGGATTTCACCAATACCGGATCGCGGATTGCCGGCGCGGTGCGCGAGGCCGGCGACGTCTACGTCAAGCATCTCGACCACGAGCAGATCAGCGAGGGCGCCAAGGACTTCGCACAGCGCCAGCTCGACCTCACGCAGAAGTGGACAGACATCGCCAAGGACCCGGCCGCGGCGAATGATCCTGCGGTGGCGCAGAAGTTTCGCGACGAGGTGCTTGAGCCATCGCTCGATGCGTTCAAGGGTAAGTTCACCACCCAGCGCGCGCAACAGTGGGCCGAGGAGCATGCCGACGCGCTGCGCAACCACATGTTCCAGAAGACGGCGGCGGATCAGTCGACGCTTGCGGGTGAGGCGGTCAAGACCAACATCGCCAAGGTCGCCAATTCGTCGGCTGCCACTGCGCGGCTCGATCCGTCATCACTCGACTTCCAGCTACAGACGGTTGAGAGCGCGCTCAAGGGCGTGGTCGAGTCGAGCCCGACGCTTAATGCCGAACAGGTAGCGAGGGTTTCCGGCGAGGTGCTGCAGAAGGCCAAGGAGGGCGTCGTCAAGTCGGCCGTGATCGGGATGATCGAAAAGAACCCGAACGTCGACCTGTCGAAGATCGAAAAGAAGTACAGCGACTTCATCTCGGGACCCGAGATGCAGATGTTCCAGAAGGCCGCGCAGGTCCAGGCGCGCAAGGATGCCTTGCTGGAACGCCAGACACAATTGATCGCCAAGCAGCAGGCCGAGCTGAAAGCTCACGCCGACGCGAACAGGAATTTCTCCGACAACGTGACGATCGATCCACAAACTCATCGTCCGATCATCAAGCCGGAGTTCTTCAACGGCGCGCTCGACATCGCCAAGAACAACCCCGACGCGCCGAACGCGCAGACCACCGCGCGCACGCAGCTTGATTGGGGCGAGCACCAGCAGAACCTCAAGGATGAGTCGCCGCGCACCGATCCTGCGGTCAAGCAGGACTTCGTCGATCGCATGTTCTCGACGGATCATCCGACCACCGAGATCGAGTTGATGCGGGCGAACGTCAATGGCCAGCTCAACCACAACGACTTCAACGCCATGCATCAGATGGTCAAGACGCTCGAGCAGGAGCCGCTCAAGGGGCCGATCTGGCACGACACCATGGAGGCAGTGAAGGCCGACCTGATGGTGAGCGGTATCAACCTGCCGGGCAAGGACGTCGCAGGGATCAAAAACTACGCTTCGTTTGCGCAGACTTTCGTTCAGCAGTACCTCGCCGCCGCACGCCAGCCGGGTGGAGTTCCGCCGAATGCGCTCGACCTCAAAGACCCGCAATCGATGATCTCGAAGGCGATGGCGCCGTTCAAGCGCACCGTTGCGCAGAAGATGCAGGACTACATGGCCGGCATCGGGGGCGCGCCTGGCGCGCCCGGCAACCTCACGGCGCCCGGCACAACGATCACCGGCGTCAAGGTCGAGAACCAGCCGGCGGTGCGCACCAAGGCTGAATACGACAAGCTGCCCTCCGGCTCGTCGTTCATCGATCAGAACGGCAAGACGTGGAGGAAGCCGTAATGGCCGGCCCGGAGGATTGGGGGGCGGTTGCAGCGGGCGAGCAGGATCAGGGTCCCGCGGCTTGGGGCGCGCAGCCGGCCGACGCGCCGCCACGCGCCGTCTCGGGACCGAGTTCTGCCATGGGTGGCGGCCTGCCGATCAGTGCGCAGCTCGCGCCCTACTTCGCGCCAGTGCTCAAGGCATTCGGCCAGGGCTTCCAAGAGGGTTTCGGGCCGGATCGCCTGAACCGCTACGGGCTCTCCGACGAGTCGGTCAAGTGGCTGTCGGATCACAAGATTTTTGGTGGCAAGGACGGCTTCGACAACCCGCTGCAGGCCGGAGCCGAGCTGCTGCTCAACGACATCGCGCTCGGCCCACTGCATGGCATCGACCAGTTGGCGCGCGGCATGTCGGGGATGTTCCGAGGCGCCCAGGCCGCGGTCGCGGAGACTGGCGAGCAGGTCGGCCAGCCGCTGCTCGGCCGCGAGCTTGCCGCGCTGCCCGAGGCATTCATGGGCACGCCGCATCCGATGGGCATACCGAAGGCATTCCCGGTGCCTGAGGGGGCGGTTGCGAGCGAGGGTGCAGTCGCTGCCGCGGCGCATGCGAGCGAGCCTGTGGTCGGGGCGCCGCCGCTGGTGGCCCAGGCTGCCGACCTTGGGGTGATCGGCGAGCCCAAGCCAGTGATCGCGGACCTGCCGCCTGCAGAGGCCGCAGATGCCACAATCCCGCGCACCATGGCTGCCGAGCAGAAACCGGGCGAATCGATCAGCGAGCCTGCCGGCCCCGCCAACCCATGGCGCGATCGGTTCGAGCAGTTCGTCGGCAAGCTCGAGGCGCCGGGCGACGTCCAGCAGCTCATTCGTGAGGCGGCCGACCAGAACGGGGAGTTCCAGGCGGCGCGGCAGGGCGACATTCCGCTCTCCCACGTCGAGAGCATCGCGGAGGCGGCGGGCGTCAACCCGGAGGAGATCAACGCCAAGGGGCTCGGTCGGCTACTGCGCAATGATGGCGAGGTGCGGACCGCGATGCAGTTGATGCTGCAGGTCACCGACAACCTCAAGGCGGCCGCTCGAGAGGTCAAGGCCGACGGCTCGCCGGAGAGCCTGATCAAGCTGCAGGAAGCCGTGATGCGGCGCGATCTCGCGGTCGAGCAGGTCGTGGGCCTGCGCGCCGAATGGGGCCGGACCGGCAACGTGTTCCAGGAGTTCTTGCGCGACGTGAAAGACCAGGAGGGGCTGACGGCCTTCCTCAAGGACAAGAAGGGCCGCACGCCAGGAGACCTCAAGGATCTCGCCGATGCGATCGACACCATGGACCCGGCGCAGACCGCGCGCTTCATGAACGATGCCCGGACGCCGACGTTCTGGGACAAGTTCATGTGGTATTGGGTTAATGCCCTGATCTCTGGGCCGGTGACCCATGCCAAGTATGCCATCGCCAATGCGGGGTTTGGCGCCTACGAGGCCGCGGTGGTCACTCCGGTGGCCGCAGGGCTCGGCGCAGTGCGGCGTGGGCTTCTCGGCGGCCGGGAAGGGGTGTTCATTGGCGAGGCGCCAGCGCGGCTCTGGGGGCTCGTGGCGGGCACGCCTGACGCGCTGGTCGCTGCCGCCAAGGCCGCACGCACGGGGCTGCAAACCCCGCTGCCGGGCGAGGTGGCGCAAGGCATCCTGCCGTCGCAGAACAAGGGCCTGCCGTTCCAGCAGAAGCCGATCGGCGGGGTGGCCGGAACGGTGATCGGCATACCGTCGCGGGGCGCGGCCGGCATCCACAGCTTCTACAACTTCCTCGGCTACCGGGCATCGATGGAGGCGCAGGCATACCGCACTGCGGCAAAGGAGGGGCTATCGGGCCAGGACTTCTGGGAGCGGCGCCAAGCGCTGATCGACCAGCCAACCAAGGAGATGATGGATGCCGGCATCGAGGAAGGCTACCGGCTGACCTACATTTCCGAGCTTGGTCCGGCCGGCAAGAAAATCTCGGCCGCCCTCAAGGCGACCAAGGTCGGCCAGCTCCTGATGCCGTTCACCCACATCCCGTTCAACATCCTGTCGCGGGCAGTCGAGAACACTCCGCTGTTCCCGCTCTCCTCGGAAGCGCGCGGGGATCTGTCGGGCGCGAACGGCATCGTCAAGCGCGACATGGCGACCGCCCGCATCGTCGCCGGGACCGCCGTCGGCATGTGGGCGATGAACCTGGTGCTCAATGACCGCATGACCGGGTTTGGACCTACCGACCCAAAGGAACGCGCTCAGTGGCTCGCGCTCGGCCACCAGCCCTATTCGATCCGCATCGGCGACCAGTGGCTCTCGGTCAATCGATTCGGCTCGATCGGCACCATGCTCGGCATCTACGCCAACCTGTCCGAGATCATGCCACACATGCAGGCCGATTCGGAGGAGCTGACCAAGGGCCTCGCGCTCGCGGTCCACTCCACCGGCCGGCTGCTCGAGGACGAGACCGGCATGCAGGGCCTCGCCAACATCATGCAGGCGATCGACGAGCCCGATCGCAAGGGCGCGCGCGTGGTCGGAAACATCGCCGGGAGCTTCCTGCCGTTCAGTTCTGCCCTGCGGCAAATTGCCTCATCCATGGACCCGGAGATGCGCGAGACCAAAACCGTGGTCGATGGCCTGCGCTACTACATCCCGTCGGTACGTCAGGGTCTCTTACCCAAACGCGACTGGACCGGCATGCCGATCGCCAATGCGGGTTACGGCGGCGACCTGCCGGTGCCGGGCGTGTCTTCGATCATTCAGCACCGCGCGGTCGGCACAGATCCCGTGGCGCTCGAGATGAAGACGCTTGACCTGCATCCGGCTCTACCGGTGCCACGCATCGGCGGCGTGCAGCTCCCGCCAAAGCTTGCCGACGAGTATTTCTCGACCGCCGGCCCGATGACGCACGTCGCACTCGACCGCATGGTGGCGCAACCCGGCTGGGAAAACCTGCCGCTATTCGTGCGCCAGCAGGCATTCGAGTCGACCATCAAGGCCATGCGCCAGTCGGCCGGCGCCATCATGCAGGCCCGTCATCCCGAGATCATGCAACAAGGTGTGGACAACCGCGTCAACCGCATCGAGGGCGTCAAGCCAACCAAGCTCAAGGATTGAACAAATGTCAGAACTCGAAGCCGCGATACTGAAAATTCACCAAATCCTCGGCCCGCTACGCTGCGAAGAATTTCGCACGCCGGAGAAAATCATTGCGGTCGCCGCAGCAGTCGGCGAAGCCGATGCCGTCGCCTTGCAAGCACTCGCCGATGCAGGACTGATGCGCAGGATCTCGATTTCAGACGTTGGGCCGGCCAAGCTCAATGGTTGAGATACGTTGCCGTGCGCGGCGGTGGCGCGCGTATTGAGCAAGTTCGGCAGGGCTGCGGGTGCCAGGACTATAGTCCTACTGAGTGCCCACCCTGTCGTGAAAATAGGTGCGCCGGCCACGTGCGACCGTGCCGGCGCTGATTGGGATGAGCTAGGACTTAAATCCCAACCGATTACGATAGGCATATAATCCTATCAGATCGTCCTGCCAAGCGCTTCCTAGCTGTCGCACGGGCCCGGCCGGCCACCGGGGATGACGCGCAGGAACTCACCGATCCGGCGGACGCGAGTCGACGCTTACGCCAAGAACTGAGCCACAATATACGGCATTGTAGCCTCTGCACCGGCGATGTAGATGCAGGCCGGCCGTCTGGCCCACGACACGGGTAGCTCAGGGATATGCGCTAGAAGGTTCGGCGGCTCATCCGCATGGCTCTCTGTAGCCGGCCTTTGCGGTGGCGGTCCTATGCTCATACGTTGCCGGAGACCCTCCCCCCGATAGGGATAGGGCATGGCAACCCCTCCGGTCGGTCAGAGCTGCCTTACGTGCAAGGCGCTGTTCCACGGCGGCTGCCATCGCGGGCCACCCCGGCAAGGCCATGGCGAGGTATCCCGCTGGCGGCCGGTGGCTGACACCGACTGGTGCCCAGGATGGGCTCCGGGGGTGAAGGACGTCACCGAGACCTGCAACAATTGCCCCCTGTGGATAATTGCGACCTGCCGGGCCAATCTGCCGGCGCAGACCACGGGCGACATCTCGCTCTGGCCGCCGACCGACCATGACGAATGGTGCATGGCCTGGGGCTTCATCGTCACCACGCCGCCGATCATTACCAAGGGCACATTCACCCTCGACGCGGCGGCCTCCACCGTCATCGTCGAGCCAAAGATCGCGCCGTTCTCACACATATCGCTCACGGCGATCAATTTTGGTGCGGCGGTGCTGCAGGGTTCGGCTGCTGGCATCTTCCCCAACACGCTCGTGATCGGTGTCGGGTTCACGGTGACGACCGGCAACAGCACGCCGGCTACCGGCAGCGAATCCTACATGTACGAAATCTTCAACTAGGAACGCCCTCATGACCCGCATTCTCGCCGGCATCCTGCTCATCCTTTCCAGCGTCGCATCGGCCCAGCCGTTCCCGCAGACTATGCCGCCCGATTCCGTGGTCGGCCGCCTCGGACCGCCGACATCAGGGCCAGGCTCCGCGGTCACGATGGCGAGCCTGCAGGCGCGGCTGCTGGCCGGCGAGCGGCCGGTAGCGGATGCCAACTTCCTGATGGTCGCGACCGATCGGGTCATCGCCTACACGTCGATCTCGGCGGCGCGCACCGTGACGCTGCCATCTGCATCGCTGATCGCGGCCGGCACCCGCATCATGATCTTCGATCGCTCCGGCAGCGTGTCCGCGGTCAACACGATTTCGGTGGCGCCCTCCGGCGCGGATACGCTCAATGGCGCAGGCACGCCGCTGGTCGCCGTCCAGTCACCGCGCGGCATGGTCGAGGTCGAGACCGATGGCATCTCGAAATGGACGGCCTTGCAGCTCGGCGGCAGCGTCAGCTCGGTCTCCAACTCGGATGGATCGCTGACGGTCGCCCCGACAACCGGCGCCGTCGTCGGATCGATCAATCTCGGCCATGCGAACACGTGGACGGCTGTCCAGCAGTTCAACGCCGCCACCTATTTTCAGAGTGGCTCGCCATGGGCCGACGTCAAGGCATTCGGCGCACTCGGCAACAACTCGAACGATGACACCACCGCGATCCGCAATGCGATCACGCAGGTCGGCACCACGGGCGGGGTCGTGAATTTCCCGCCCGGCGCCTACAAGATCACCGGCACGCTGACGATACCGAGCGGCGTCATTCTCCGCGGCATCAACATCACGGCGACGTCGATCTTCGCGACCTCGGCCGATTTCACCGCGATTGCATACACCGCCAACGATAGCGGGTCCGGCCTTGAGCGCTTGAGCGTGTTCTGCATTCAGAGCCTCACGGCGACGACCCCGTGCGTCACGATCGGCGCGAATGCCTTCATCAACATGCACGACTTCCGCATCTGGGGCGGGCTGCATGGCATCCAGACTGCCGGCGCCGACGGCTATTACGAGAATGGCTATGTCTGTGGCTGGGCCACCGCGGGATACTGCATCTCGTCGACGGGCGCGAACTGGTACAGCCGCATGAAGCTCGACGGCATCAATGGCGGATCGAGTGCCGGCGCGTTTATCCAGGGCACGGTTGCGGCGCTTGCCGAGAACCACTTCTCGCTGACGGATTTCTCGGGATCGTTCACCAACAGCATCGTGATCACCGATGCCAACAGCCTTTCATTGACCGTGATCCAGGGCAGCGTTTTCTCCTCGCCGATCCTGATCGGTCAATCGAAGGCAACGATTCTGACCGGCAACGAAATCGGCAGCACCTCACTAGCCGCGAGCGGCGGGCCACTCATCATGGCCGGCAACTACGCTTTTAGCGCCACGACCGCCAGCGGGACGTCGGTGCGGACATGCGCGGGGAACGCCAACGTCACGTGCTGATACGTTGCCGCAACCGCCGGTAAGCCCATGCTCCCAGCATGAGAGCCTTCTGGATCGCCGCCGCAATTGCGCTCGCGCTTTACTGGTTGGCATACCTCTATCTCAACACAGCATAGGAGCGCGGCATGGATCTCTCCACGCTGACGGCTGCGAACGCGCGTCGCTGGGCTGCCATGAAGGTGCGGCCCGAGCTGGTAGCCATGGTCGATCAAGTCGCGCATCGCCTAGTCGCCGCGCAACCGCGCTATCAGGTCGTCTCAGGGCAGACCAAGGTGCCGTGGGATGTGATCGCGGTCATCCACGAGCGCGAATCGTCGCAGAGCTGGAAGGCAAGCTTGGCGCAGGGCGATCCGTGGAATCAGGTCTCGATCCATGTCCCGCGCGGCCGTGGCCCATTCCAGAGCTGGGAGGCCGCCGCCGCCGATGCGCTGGTGGTCTGCCCGCCGTTCGCCTCGCGCTGGACCGATTGGTCGGATGGCGGCCGGCTGACGCTGCTCGAGCAATACAACGGCCTCGGCTACTTCCACATGGGCATCCCATCGCCCTATGTGTGGGCCTCGACCGATCAGTATTCGCACGGCAAGTACATCGCCGATGGCCATTTCGATCCGAACGCAGTCGACCATCAGCTCGGCTGTGCGGCGCTGCTTTCGCGCATGGCAGCGATCGGAGCGCCGGCAGCATGACATGCGCCGTCATCGGGGATTCGATTGCGGTCGATGTCGGTCGCGCGATGCCACAGTGCGCGATGAACGCTAAGATCGGCATCGGTTCTGCCGCGATCATCGGGCGAGTTGTGGCCGCGGATCTCACGGTGATCTCGGCCGGCAGCAATGATCCGCTCAATCCGGCGCTCGCGAGCAACCTTGAGAGCATGCGCAACCGATGCAAGGGACGGGTGATCTGGATACTGCCGATCCAGCCTCATGCGCGCAACGTGGTTGGCGGCGTTGCCGCACGTCATGGCGATGCGACCGTTAGCTTTGCTCCGGCCCGCGACAACGTGCATCCCCGTGTCGTTGGCCAGATCGTTACCGCCATCGGAGCCGCGCGATGAACCACCGCGATCTCGCCGATCTCGTCTCGTGGCTTTACGGCTCGACGTCATATGAGCCGGAGGAGAGGACGGAAGGCGCGGCAATCATGGTGCGCCTGCTCGCCAAGTTTCCGACCCTCCGAGTTCTCTACGTCAGTAACCCTGATGCGATCGTCGTTTTTGCCATCGTCCGCATCGACAACAATCTGAATGTCGTCTACCGCGGATCGTATACGGGACGGGACTGGATACTCGACGCGCTGGTCAAGGAGACGGACCCGAAAGGCCGGCCTTCGATCAAGCAGGTCCATAGCGGCTTCTACGGCGGCACCGTGGAGGCATCGGACATCGTGATGATGTTCTACAGAATCGGGGACCGGATCATCATCATAGGCCATTCGCTGGGCGCGAGCCGCGGCGGCATCGAGGCCGAGCATCTGGTGGCGATCGGCATCCTGCCGCACCTTGTTGTGCTATGGGCGCCGCCGGCCGCATTCAAGCCGTCCGATATGCCGGCGCCGAAATATCCGCTCATCATGTACCGCAACCTCGTCAACCACGAGGAAGACCCGGTGACCTATTCGACGGATATCGTCGGGTATGAGCACCGCGCACCGTGGGTTGACGTCTCGGCGCCTCCCGCCAATCCGAAATGGTGGGACCCCTTCGACCTTCACCACTTCGCGCTGTACGCGAGCGTCACACCCGCAACGGAGATCCCATGACAGTCGCAGACGGAATCACAGCCTTGAGCCTGCTCGTCGCCGTCGAGATGGGCGTCGGTCACGGCACGATCGCGCTCACGAATGCCATCCCGGAAGCCTGGGTGCCGCGTGTGCAGGCATGGTGCAACATCCTCGCGACCGTCGGCAGCCTGATGATCACCGCGCTCAGCCGCTACACGGGAGCCTGACATGAGACACCACCGCATCATGGCCGCATGGCTAACTGGGTCGGCGCTGGCCGCCGTGGCGATCTTCCTGCTGGCGATGCCGGCGCAGGCGCAGGGGCCGCGCCCTCGCCCGACTGGCGACGCCGTGAAGGACATCAAGACCCTCATCGGCGGGCAGGGGCAGGGCAGCGACGAGGCCGCGCAAACCTCGACGGGCGGAACGAAGTCAAGCGACAAGCTCGCCCAGATCCTCGCCAAGCCGTTCAACGACCTCGCCGACTTCATCAACAGCGACACCGCGGCGGCCGTCACACTCTCGACCGCGATCCCCGAGCTGCAGGACGGCCACGGGCAGCAATGCTGGATGGCGATGGGCCAGTTCACCTCGGTACTCAAGGCGCATCCGATCCCGGTCACGCTGCACGCCGCGACCGACCTCGAAGCATTCCGGCTCGCCGCGATGGCCGCGAACAACCTGTGCCACAACTCGAGCTGCAACCAGATTTTCACCGACCTCGCCAACAGCATTCAGAAGGCCGCGCCGGTCAATCTCGGCATCCCGATCCCTAGCCTGTCGAGCCTATGCGCCTATGTTCCACAGGTGACGGTCATGCCGCCGGTGACGGCCGCCGCACCCAAGACCCCGTAGTGTGAAGTACATCACACCTAGGTAACATACGATGGATGCGCGCTCGCGCGATCTAGGCTACAAAGATGAACCGATAGATGCACGGCCAGCGATCGGAAGACGACAAGGTTGTCGATGTCACTCTCGGGGATACCAAGCGCTGGGACGCGGCGGCTAATGTCGTGGAGAAGAGCACATTTCTTGCAAAGGCCATCGGCTGGGTAACCGGCGCTCTCGTGAGCGGGATGGGCCTGCTGTTACTGTTCAAGCAATTGTGGATGGGAAAATGACCGACGAGCGGTTTCGTAAAATCTGTCACCTGTGCATCTGGCCGCCGGCCGCGATCGTACTGTTCGGCTTCGCGGTCTGGCTGTTCGTGATCGAGAACGATTCGCCGGTCCTGAGCTTCGGCGCCAAGGCGAACTTCTTCCTGACCCTCGATGGCGACACGCCGGCCACGACCATCCACCTCGACGACCAACCCAAGCTTGCTCTCACCAAGACGTCGTGGCTGCGCGCGTGCCCGAACTCCAAGAGCGAGCAGTTCCTACAGGTCGACGGCCATCACCGCATCGACGTCGCCGTGCACCCGATCGCCTATCCGGGCGTGCTGGGTCCCGTGCCGGCCAAGTCGAGATGGATCGTCGGACCGAACGAGACCATGCGCTCGATGAGCTTCGGCCAGACCGGCAAGGCGGTGTTCTGGATCTCGGCCGTGTCGACCTGCGAATGGGGATGGTGGAGCAAGAAAGTGACGCCGGTCGAGACGTCGAAGTTCGAGTTCGACATCCTCCCGTGATGCCGTGCCCGCGCAACCCCTGCCATGGCAGTTTATCCTCGGGGCTGGCTCTCTGGCGCTCCTGAGCTTCGGATCGATCTGGACGATCTTCAACGACAAGTTTGCAGAGGCCGAGCGCCGCGACGTTTCGATCAATCGTGAGATTTCTAACATCCATTCCGAGCTGCTGACGCGCCGGCATGAATTCGTACAGCAGGAGGAGTTCAAGGAGTTCGAGAAGCGCGTCGATCAATACATGGCGACGCCGTTCTTGACGCGGAATGAGTTCGATCGGTGGAGAGCCGAGCGGGACCGCGGGCTCAAGAAGCCGGACTAGTCTTGCGATTGCCCAACACTGCACCGCGGGCATGTTGCCGTGCGCGTCTTGCGGTGTATCTTCCACCCGACCGCGCGCGCATCTCTGGCGCACTCCGCAAATGTCTCGCCCGTGAACGTCTGTGGGAACGCATTGAACGCATGCCGCCAGTTTCGCTGATCGCAATACAAGTCGAGCGAATAGCACCCCGCATATTGCAGAGGCCCGTTGGCCGGCGAATCACCTAGCAGAGGTGCAATCATCGCTTATTAGTACCTTTCAGCCGTTCCGCGCTTCGTCCCTGATTGATCTCCGTCCTCGCCGATACAGTCGCGATCTGCATCCTGCTCAACGGCAGACACGCCCATCGCCGCCTGCATCATTTCCTTTGTAGCATGGCAGACACAGTGGCTATCGCCCATGTCGTCTAGGGCCTGGTCAAGCGCCGTCCGCAGCCGCTCGATCTCGTCGGCGGCCTCTTGCCAAAAGTTTCGTCCCGGCAAGCGGACAGACGCGGCATGTTCTGCCCCGAACTTTTTGGTAATAGATCCTATGTCAGCCCAATCGGTCATGGTGTCCACCGTCTAGGTATCGTTGACCGTCTCTCCGGCCTGTCACGACTACGGCTGGTTGCGGGCCTTCCTCTCAGTCGAGCCGCCTTCCAGTCTGTTACCCTGCCGACCTAGCTGGCCGTCGTTCACCGTGGCATATCGTGGGCAGTACACGTCCCAACACTAGCGGTTCTTCATGTTGGGCTTACCAGAGCCGGAACCCCGCGGTAGTATTCAATCCCTCGATGTATGTGGATTATCTCAGAAAGTGGGTAGCTATGCCGTGGCTAGATGGCGAAAACGCATAGGCGACAATCCATGGCTTCGGCTCAAACCGCGTGTCATGAATCCACTCGACTTGATAATGCCAACCACGCAGCCCATTCTCATTGATGAGCCCCGTCATCATGCCGTCGCTTGGCCTTCTGTTCGGCCTGCGTTTTGCCAGACGCTTGCCGCGCTCTAGAAGGAGCTTCATTTTCTTTGATCGCAGTCGCTTCATCATGTCCTGACACTCGCCATCGTTGGATCAGGACGTAAAGCCCTGCAGTTCCTTGTATGCTGCTATCATCGCCGGAAGATCACCCTCGATCATCGCTCTTGCAGCTCGGTCAAGAGAAGCGCGCATGAGCATAAGCGCGAATCCGCCGGCTGAGCCGATCAATTGATATTGCGGAATGAGTTCGTCGCGCACCCGAGCCATTTCTTTTGGGAGAGCATCGCCAAGCGTTTCCATCATCTTCTCCTTGTCCAACGGCCTGCGAGAAGTGGATTAGCGCTTCGCCATGCGACGCAGTGCAGTCGTGTAGCGCCGCCGCTCGACATTGGCGGGTGCGATCTGTTTGGCCCGGCGCTTGGCCTTGCGAGCGGGCTTCACGGGGTTGAGTTTGCGGATCATGGTGCGTGTCCAATGCTGTTCACTGTGTGACCTCGATAATGTTCTTGACGACGCGCCAGCATTGCTCAGGCGCTTCAGCATTGGAGCGGTCGGCAGAGCGCTGTGCTGCAGCGCGGTTCTTATAGCCGGCGGCCGTCACACCGTTGGCCGACTCGATAGACCATTCGACACGGTCCTTGAGTTTCTCGCATCGCACGATCTTGATGCGTGCCGGGACGATGCTCTGCACAATCCAGTGATCCTTGCCTCGAAGCTCAAGACCGGCGTCACAGTGTTTGCAGCGGTCTACCGTGTTCATGTCGTTGGACCTTTCGGGATCGGCATCCAATGTGTCACAATTACTTTATTTGAAATTCGTCCATCCGAAGAAAACCACCCTCCCCGAGACCATGATCCTGGGTCAATCCAGTAAGCATCAGATATTCTATATGGTCCCCATGTTCGCGCCTTTGGATATTCCTCGTTAGGAACTACCCAAAGATCAATATCGATATCTTTTGGAGCGCTCGCAATTGGTTTCCATTCTTCCATCAAGGTATCTCCCGATGTCACGTCAGCGAACTACGCGCGCGCCGCAGTGCTCCACCAAAAGTGCGATCCTTCGGATATGAACCGCGATCGATGGCGATGTCATTGAAGACAGCGGGAATAGCAACATTTGGTGCATCCCTGTGGTCGAAGTCGCGATCTCCCATTCTCACATCGTTATATCCCTGCGCAGTGAAATATTGCGCAAGGAGGCAATGCCCATTGCAGGTATACCTGTACGAAACATCGGCAGGCTGGCTTTCCAGCCATGCGATCAGCGTCGCGAGCGCGAACGGATCAGCCTTCGTCTCAGCCTGCTTTTCCCACTTCGGATCGTAGAGCATTTCAGGTCTCCTGATTTACGGTTGTCGTGTGATTGGACTCAGGCTGCCAAATCCGGCGCCTGCAAATGTGCGGCGCCCGTCGTGTCGATGACATAGACCGGGACGCCGCCTAGAGCCGTACTGTCCCACTTCGCGTGTGCCCCATCTCGAAATGGCGCATAGTCCATGATCTTTGGACCCGAAGTCGTCACGAAGGTCCGGCAAATCTGCAAGACCAGTTCCGTCTTCTTCTTTGTGCGTCGGATATCATGCTCGCCAAGCGGCAAGACAAGCTCGTAGACGCACGTCCATCTGCAATCGTCGAGTAGGCCGACGCTACGCCGCTTCAATTCCTGAGCCGTTGGCTCCCGCCAGCGGAGTTGCAATCGAGGTGCGGGTAGAGTCATCTTCCTCTCCAGGGATACCGTGTCACTGCATCTTCGCAAGCTGCGTGGCGAGCATCCGGCATTCGTTTGCGACATAGGAAACGCTCTTATAGGTCTCCCCGTCGAAACCCATCATCTCGCGCACGCCGATGCTGCTCATCCGCGGGCAAATGTCGCCAGAATGAGCGCAGTCAAAACCGAACCACCAAACTCGATCCGGTTCGTTCGGCCCCGGAGTGTGGCAGATGAAGCGCGCGTGAGCGCGGATTGCCCATGCGTTGTAATCGTCCCAGCAGCCTTCCCACTCCTTTAGCGAACGAGCGGCATCGCCAACCGGATACTGAGCGGCCTCCTTAATGAGAGAGGGCTTGCGTTCGCGCCACTTCTCCCATTTTTCGCGGCTGATTTCCGTACAGCCGCCGGCAAACGTGAGGCCGCCATGTGCCTCAACATCGCAATCGTCGTATCCCTTGCCGTGCAAGGCATGACCGGGCTGGACGCCGACATACCCACAGAGTGCGCCGACCGGTCCGCGAACGATCAGGCACGGCAAGCCCGTTGCTTCGTCGGCCCATTGAATTTTGTCCGGCTCGGAATGCCATTCACCGGGCGCCCAACCCTGCTTACCGACGATATCCCGATATTCGATCCGTTCCATGGTATCTCCTGATTTGCGGTTACTGTATATGCGGACTAGGCGGCGTTGGTCGCCATGTTCTCTGGGTGGAATGCCGAGACGAAATACGGGTAGTAATCGTCCGTATTATCAGTCCCAACTTCCAACACGACCTTTTGCGTCACCACATCGACCATTTCGACCGTATCATTGACCGAATAGGTCTCATTCGCCTTCTTGCGGGCCACGACGCGAACGGCCGGGAAGATATTTTTCATCGGTTCCACCGCGTCGGAGAAAAGCTTGCCGAGGCTGCTGCGGTATCCATCGTCCGGGTCCTCGACCGCTGTGTAGGTCACGCCGTCGAGACGGAAACGGATCGCATTAGCATCTTCAAAATTGCTGCCGTAGGTATTGACGCGCTCGACGAACGTATCGACGGCATCAAGTGTGTGCTCGCCGAGCAAGCTATCGAGGGCGACTTCGGTCTGCGTTTCAGAGGTCATTTTCGTTTTCCCTTTGCCCAAGTATACGTCGTCACAGGACACCGTCGCCTTCGAGGCCGCTGCGAATGTAGTGCAGGATCTGTCCGTTGACGCTTCTGGACTCCTTGAAAGCCTGCACCTGCAAAGCCTTCTTTTCGTCCTTCGTCATGTAGACGTGGGTCTCTTCGGTTCGGTCTTTCTGGCGGCGGGGTTTGCTTGTCATGACGCCTATGTACGCCTCCTAAAATAGGATGTCAAGTTCCTATTTTCGGGTCTGCCGATAGAGAAAGACCGCAGATCAGGGGTCCCAATTGCTGATTTCTTCGTAGACCGCCTCGAATGGCGATAGGCCGTCCGCCCACATTTCTCGCCAGCATTCATCGCCGGTGTTTAAAATCATTTCCCACGCTTCATCGTCGGACATTTGCGCCTGTTTTGAAAATTGCTGGACAAGCGCCACTTTCCACGGCTCGTATTCTAGAGCATTGCGAGTGTCTATCATGGTTGCTCCTTGTCTGCCGATAGGAAGACAGTGGCTTAGCGGAAGGCGGGTCGGGCGCTATTCCGACTGCGAGTTGTGCCAGTGATAACCCTTGTGGGTCGCCCTGCCAGCTTCCCCTCGCACGCTGAGGGCCTTGCGATGCTGCGCGCGTGTCTGCTTTCCACGCCGCCGCCCTCCGCTAAGCCCCGGCCGCTTTGGGCCGGGGGGATTTGTCAGTCGCTGTGGATCGTTACCCAAAAAGCATCACACCCCTTTCTATTGATCCGCATTCAACTCTTTGAGTGCTCGCTTCTCGCCCTCTGGGGTATAAGGGAACGCGCGTCCCACCCAAAACACTTTCCCTGTCCGGTCACATGTTGCGCAATGCAATCGACCGCTCACCCCGCTTCCCCCACAACGAAAGCAACGGATGACAACCATAGAATCTTCACAAGGTTTGGTCATTTTTCCTTATCCACTGACGAAAGCTCATTCACCAACGATTTTTTCAAGATCGCCCGGCTTAGGCCACTCGAAAGCATAAGCGCGGCCACGAAAAACCTCCCATGCGGCAAGTAGCCGGCCGCTAGTATACGGCTCGCAAACCGCGCGAACCATTTTTGTGTAGGTCGTTCCCTGTCTCTCGACGCGAATCTCTGTGCCGCAGTTTTGCGCGTACAAGCGGCGAATGGTGTGGATATAGAAAGGCATTTATCGATCTCCTGACGAGTTCTGATTGGACCTTATGCATGAGCACGGCCCGCCACTAAGTTTGCAGGCGGCCATTTTGGCTTTGTACTTTCCCGCGCTCCACGCCGGCCCGCTTCCATCATCGCAATCGCAATGGGGCAGATGCTCAAACGGAAGATTGCATGGGATTGGCTCTACATCGTCACGCATGCTCATTTCTCCGTTGACGGGCCATGTGTGGACATCATTCAGCTTGTGCGAGATACCGAAGTTCTTTTTCCAGACGCCGCGCTGCAGTCTCACAATAGCGTTCTTCGAACTCAACGCCGATCGCGTGACGGCCCTCGATAGCTGCAGCAACTAGTGTGCTCCCACTTCCGGCGAATGGGTCGTAGACGATTTCGCCCATGATGCTACTGCTCTCGATAAGCTGGCGTAAGATGTCGACTGGCTTTTCCGTGGGGTGGTGCTGAACGCGACCACTGATCGGACGCATGCTACGCACGATGCTGCCTTTGCGAAGCCGGGCCGAAAGGTTCCCATATCCCTTCTCACGGTTGGCTTTGCTCAGTTCATAGGTGGCGAAGGTAATGTTCTCATGCTGAGGACCCCACGGTTGGCTGAGATCGCCCATGCCGATCGTGCCCTTATCCCAGATAATCTCCGCAGCCCCACAGAGGGGAAGCCTTGCGATGTCAAAGCGATTGCCGAAGATGTAGACGTGCCTTCCGCGCTTGAGCCCCTTAAGAACCTTCGTCAGCCGGTCGATTGTGCCGGCAATGTCATCATCGCCCTTAATGGTTCCCCACAGATCAGATTTTCCGCTCTTGAACTCCTGTCCATAAGGTGGATCGGTCACGAGAAGGTCACATGCGATATCAAAATCCGCGCAATCCCCCTTGTACAAGGTAACTCCGTTCATCTGAAAATATGGAGCGGTCATGGAGATTCAACCACATCTGTTAGACATGTTGGATGGCAGAAAGCCGGGTGCTGCATTGCCTCTTGCTTCGATGAAAACCTGAGAGCCTCGTTAGGTGCTGCCGTTGTGAATGGGCCTATGGCGCACATGCCCGCTATCCACAGGTCTTTGCCATCATGCTGCTTGAAGTATTTGAGGCTATATTCGGTCATTCTTCTCTCCCTCCCGCCGTCGCGCCCGGAATTTGCCCGGTCAAAAGTGCCATAATCATGCGCTCTCGCGCGCTATAATAGTGCTCCCGATATGATTTACTGCATGGAAATATCACATCATAATCACGATAGGCTATGAGCAAATCATCTACAAATTCAGTAGCCTGTTCTCGTGTTATTTCAGTCATTTTCCCTGTCCACTGACGCGCCCTGTGCAGCCTCGATACTGACAAGCATCCACGGCATGTGACGAAGCTTCATCCAGGTGAAGACGCTCACGCCTGGATACATCAGACTGTGGTCGAGATGGCGAGACGACAAGGTGTGTCGTTCTTGCTTGATGCGGAACTCGGGAGCGATCAAGCGATCTGTCACGGCTGCACCCTATTGTAGATGGGATTAGGCATGATTTCGACACGATCGCAATTCGCGGGGAAAAGAAAACAACCATACTCGTCGGTCCGACCGTCCCGCCATTCGGTGCTCCAATCTCCAGCGAAAAGACGGTATCGGAACCTCTGCTCTCCGATCTTTTTGCGCTGCTCTGCCATTGCAGTGATCCCCTATCGGTTCACGCGAACCTATATCGACGCATTGTGCCGCATGTCTCGCACTTTTGCTGATATTCGGTGCCGCACGGCATTTTGCTACAACTCTCATCCCATATTCTTACAGTTGCATATGTCTCAAATTTGCAAGGTCCGGGACACCATAACCATCGAATAAACCTTCTAAGCATTGTCTGCTGATCTCCTCTATCTGCGATTTCGACGCGAATAAAACTTCCGCGGCTCAAACACGTAGCGCCAGCCGTAGGGCTTGAACCATCGAAGTATCTTGAAGCGACCCATCAGATCCCCCGTTAGATGTCCCACGTAACCGGTACGCACGCTGGCTCGAGATGCAGCACGCGCGCATCGGAGATGGTCGATGGGCTATGCAGCAGCGCCAGGCAGGCGCCGTGCGTAGGCATAAGCGTTGGCGGCATCAGGTCGCCCGGCGGCTGGAACGCGCCACAGGATGCGCAGAGCCAGATCAGTTTCCACATCGCCCGTCTCGCCGGTCGACATAGACGAAATCCCCGCGGTAGCGCCAGAGCGCGACGGCGAAGGCGATCGGGCCGAGGAAGATGGTGGCGTGCATCATGGCGTGCTCTCCTTTGCTGCGTCCACCGCCTTCGCCGCGGGCTTGTGGCGCCGGTCGAGTGCGCTCTTAAGCACCACCTGCATTTCCTTCGACATCAGCTTCCATGCCGCTTGCAGCGAGCCGACGCCAAGCTTCGCGGCGACCTCGAGCAAGTTGTCAGCCGCAGCTATCTGCTCGCTGTTGGGCTCCCTATCGTCCGCAGTCGGGCCGGCCGTGTCTTCCCTGGGAGGGGTGGTGACATCAGCCGGCCCGTCTGGCCTCGCATCGCCGGGGGCATCTCCATGGTTGGAGCGATGCGGGGAAGCTTCGAGATCGGGCGTGCGCTGCCATGCGCGGTAGTCGGCGACGAGCTGGCGCCATTTGGCAGCGGCAAGCGTATGCGGATCAGCAAGGCGAGCGCGGCTACTCACGCCGCAAATCTGGCGCACGAAAACTGCGGCAAGCTCTGAATTTTCCTTGGGATTTTTCGTGAGCGTCATGCCGTGTATTTCGTGGAGAAAATTCCAAAACGCCTCCTTGCTGCACAGCGTTCCCGCCTGCGCTACCGGACCGAGCGCATCCCACTTGTCGCTCCACTCTGGCGGCATGTCGGCCTCGTCCTGCCACAGGATATGCGGCTCATCGAGCGGCGGCGGCTCGGGCCGCGTGCGTGCCGCCTCGATCAGGCTGGCGCCGCGCCGTTCGCCCCATGCGTCGATGATCTCCTCGGCAGATCGATCGTCATCGCGTTTGGACGACGACATTTCGTCGGTCGTGTAGAGACCGGAAAGCTCCTGCGGAAACGCTTTGCGCAGCGCGAGCGCCTCGGCGCACTTCGCAATCATGACGTCGGCCATCCGCGCCCACATCATCGTCAGGTCGCCGCCCTTCTTGGTCTGCGCATAGGCGCGGAAGCGGGCGACGCCCCATGCAGGCTCCTTGAAGCCATTGCGCACCACGCCGACCTTGGCAGCGGCCGGCGGCTTGTCGGACGTCCACACGTCTTTCCATTCGCCGTCTTCGCCGCACCAGAACGGGCCGACTTGACCAGCGTATTCCTTGGTGCGGCTCGCCACGAGACGGAAACCGTCGATCGACGTCTGAATGCCCATGACCTCGCGGTTCTGCTGGCCGTCCCATCGCTTGATCGCATAAATCTGGCGCGCAAACGGATCGAGGCCGGTGCGGTCGCATTGGTACATGAACAGCTTGAACTCGTCGTCGGTCGAGCCTTTGCAGATCGTCCGCTTGATCAGGTCGACCTGATCGTCGGTGAAGCGCGAGACCTGCTGCGCGGGGCGCGTCGCTGGGAGATTATGCATGTGGCCACACCATCCTCAGGATCGGCCTCACGACGTAGGCCATGAACAGCACGAAGCCGGCGCACGTGAGCGCGAGCACGATGGCATGCGCGATGCGGAAGCGGACCTCGTGATAGGCCGGCCGAATGTGCGATAGCCCATAGTTGCGGGCGCTGAATAGCGGTAGTCTGCGCGGGATCATGTGTTTGCCTCGCTGAGTTGCGCGACGAGTTCGTCCGTCACGGCGGCGATCCGCTCATTGGTCGCGCGCAGGATTTCGATGCGCTTGACGGCATGGCGCACAGTGGTCGGGTCGCGCCCGCCGAATACGGTCCCGGTGCGCGGATAGGACAGGCCGCCGTGGCGGATGCATAGCCACATGCCGACATGGCGCGGTTCCAGGTACGGCCCATGGCGCGACTCGCCGATCAGCTCAGCGACCGAGAAGCTGTAGCGCACGGCGACCATCTTGCGGATCTGATGGCCAATATTGTAGCCGGGCCGATAGCGGGGCAGCGGCATGGGCAATAGGCTCTGGTCGAGCGTGTCGGGGTCCGGCTCGGGCAGTGCGATGACGGGCTTCGGGGGCGGTGGTGCGGCGATCATCACGACAGGCGGCGGTGCCTTCATCATCCGCCGGCGCGCGATGACTGCGCGGCTGCTGGCGACGACGTCCTGGGCGGTGTGGCACTCGACCGGGAGGATCATGCGGCCCTCGGGATGCGGATGTTGCAGTGTTTTTCCACGAAAGTTTTGATGCGGCCACCGGGCCGCGTCTGATCGTGATCGAAGTCCGCGTTGATGATGCGCGCGATCTGCTCGGCCACAGCTTCGGTGACGTTGCGCGACCAGCCCTCGTGCGGGTTCATCTCGACGATGTAGTGGATGCCGCTGATCTGGCCGGCGGCGATGTCGATGACCGTCTGCGGGAGCGACATGGCGTCGGTCACGGTGCGCTCGTTGATGATGTCGGTGTCGCCCGCGCGCGAGAACACGACGTAGAATGAGCGATCGAGATTGAGGGTCATGAGTTCCAGTCCTTGATGCCATCCGCGATCCAGTAGATCGTCAGCGGGATAGTGACGAGCCAGAAAAGCCCGAACCACGGGCTCAGATCCATGACGCATTTCACGATGAAACCGTCTGTCGCGAGAATTGCACCGCAAACCAGAATGATCAGGGTGCGCATATCATTCAGAGGACTAAAGCTGTTCACGACGCCACCTCCGCGCCGACAGTCTTCGCCGCCCACGCCTCGAACAGGTCGGCAAGCTCGTTTGCGCTCACGGGCTTGGCCTCGCCCAGCACCTCGGATGCAAACTGCTTCATCTCGGTGTAGGTCAGCCGGACCACCCAATGCGCGATCTGCTCGCGATCGGTGCGCGGCGGCTCCTCGGGTGCCTCCTGGTCGATGAACTCGCGCAGCTCACCGAGGTGCTGATCAGCCTGATCGAGCGCGGCTGGGAGCGATGAGGCCCGCGGCAGCCCGAGCCGGCCGCCGTGGAGATCGTGGATGGCGGCAATCTCGGCCGAGTGATTGCCCTTGGGCATATAGTCCTTGAACGCCATGGCTGGCCCCTTGCTTTTTGGTTCGACCTGTGCATACTGCGACGAATGCAAATGGATGTCAAGCGAACTCAGATGAAAAAAGACACCGCGATCACATTCCGCCTCGCGGCGCCGCTCAAGAAGGCACTCGCACGCGAAGCTCGGCAAGAGCGCCGCTCGCTGGCCTCTTACGTCGAGAAGATCCTGGCTGACCGGAAGAAAGAGTCCTCGGTCGAGGCGGGCGAATGAGCGTGGCTCGAGCTTGGGCGCCGCCGGTGACGCAGGATAGACCCTTTGCCCTGCCGCTGTCCGAAAACGACATCCAGCGCGCCGTCTTCTCGCACCTGCGAACACGCGGGGCGCCCGGCATCGTGGCGTTCCACCCCAAGAACGGCGGCATCCACCAGCGCGGCCGGGCCCGGGGCATCAATTCGGGCCTCGGCGTGCTGACCGGGACGGCGGACGTGATCGTGATCGCGCCACCGGCGGGCCGGGTCTACGCGCTGGAACTCAAGGGACCCAAGGGCAAGCCCACAGTCGAGCAGCTATCGTTCCTGGACCGCGTGCGTGCGGCGGGTGGCGAGGCAGCCTGCATCGAAGGGCTCGACCAGGCGCTCGCTTGGCTTGAGGCAAGAGGCATCCTGAAAGGGACGGCGGCATGATCCCCCGCCAGTACACCGACCTATCCCCGCCCAAGGCCGTGCCACCCGCACCGAACAGCCGGCCATGCGACCTGATGGGGCTGACGAATGAGACATGCCGGTTTCCCATCACGGATGCCGCCCCACACCGGTTCTGCGGGGCGCCTGAGTGCGACAATGCGAACGGGGTAATCTACTGCAGCCATCATTACCGATACGCCCGTGGCGCGCGCTAGCCTGTTGCGAGGACACTATGAAAAAACAGCGACAGCCGACCATGACCCTGAAAAAGGCGATGGATTGCATGCACCGCATCGGCACCTGCATGGTCAAGATGCGCGCCGCGGAGAGCCCGGACGGGTTTGCCTATTACCTCGTGCCCGGCGGGCGCGTGTCGACCGAGATCGCCGACAAGATCAAGGCGCGGCCGGATGTGAGCGCCGGGTCGGATGGGCTATTTCCGGGGCATGACCAGACATGGCGCATCATCGTGTGAACCTGTTGCGTCCCCGCCGCCGATCGCGTAGATTGCCTGCGTCGGCTGATCCCCGATACGTTTAGGGCTGGCCCACCCCTGGTCTCACACGGGGGTGGGCATAGTCCGCCCCTCTAGCCCGGTGAGACGGGATGAAACTCACGCCCAAAAACTGGTCTGCATTTCAGCATTACCGCGACCGCAAGCCCGCGTGGATCAAACTCCACCGCGGGCTTCTTGATGACTACGAGTTCGCATGCTTGCCGGTTGCTAGCAGAGCGCTAGCACCGATGCTCTGGCTACTCGCGAGTGAGTACCAGGATGGGGCAATCGACGCCTCCGAGGCCGAAATCGCATTTCGCGCGCGCATGTCGGTCGCTGATCTCGTCTCTGCTCTAACCCCTCTGATTGATAAGGGCTTTTTCGTTGCTAGCAACATGCTAGCAGAGTGCAAGCATGTTGCTATCCCAGAGAGAGAGAAAGAGAGAGAGGGAGAGACAGAGAAACAAGAACAGAAGAAAGATGCTGCTCCGCAGCCTTCGAGCTTGGAAAAGCAGCTCTACGATCGAGGCAAGGCCGTGCTGGGAGGCACAGCCGGCGGACTCATCCGCAATCTGGTCAAAGCCAAGAATGGCGACGTCGCTTTGGCTCGAGCCGCAATCGAGACTGCATCGACCAAGCAGGATCCGCGCGAATACGTCTCACGCATCGTCGCTGGTCGCGACGAAAAACCGTACAGCCCGATCATATGAAAACCGGTCTCGACATCCTGCGATCGCATCGCATCGAAGCTCCGGCCACCGTCGGACGCCACCTCGTCATCTGCCCTGAATGCTCTCACCTGCGTCGAAAGAAACGCGACCGCTGCCTGTCGGTCCTGGTCGACCATGACGGCGTGCGCTGGAACTGCCATCACTGCGGTTGGCATGGAGGAGAATTCAATGAAAACGCTCGGCCCGATCGGACAGGCATTCCTCGAAACCCGCGGGATCGACCCCGAGCTGGCGGTGCGTTTAGGAATATATACAGCTAAACGGGTCAGCTACGAGACGCTGCCGAGCGAATCCGGAGACGTCATCGCGTTCCCGTTCATCGAGGCGGACAAGACCGTGAACGTCAAATTTCGCGCCACCAAGGCCAAGGATTTCTGGCAGACCGCCGGTGGCCGCTGCACGTTCTGGAACGCCGAGGCGCTTCAGGATCCGGCGTTCACGGCCGGCCGAATGCCGCTGATCATCACCGAGGGCGAACTCGACGCGATGACGGCGATCCAGTGCGGGTTCCCCCTCGCGGTCTCGGTGCCCGACGGCGCGCCGCCGCCGCTCAATGCCGCG